GATGCGGTGCCGGGAATCTCGCACAAATCTGAATCAATGGAAGTTCTCCGCAACGGTAACGGGTTGCAAGAGCGAATCGCGCGCATCCTATTCCCCGAGTTCGAGGGAGTTCCTTACCACAACTAAGCGGGGAGATGATGGCTATTCAGGAAGCGTATATTACCGAAGCGGTCGAGGAAGCGGTGCGGAAAGCAATTCGTGGCAACTGGACAGTCGAGAGATTTGCTCAGGAAGTTTTCCAGCGTTGGAGCGATCAGCTTATGGTCGATAGGCAGGATGCTATTAATCAGTGGAAGAAAGTACAGGAGGCCTTGAGGCGCTGATGGGACCAAAATGTGAAATCTACCGAAGGATAGCCGAAGCTCTTTCACGACATCTGGATTCACCTTATGATGACGTGAAGATCGATTGCATGGCTGCACTCGCTGACTTGCTCATCATTGCATCAATGGAAGATGACAAGATTCAAAAGGAATGTCTTAAGGCTGCGAATTGGAAGGTGCAATAGTGGATCACGAAATCAAGGTGTGGCACGACAACGCGCAGAAAAACATCGATGATGCGTGCAAGTCAGCGTACAACGATTTTCATTCCATGACGCAGCCGAAGATCGAACACGCCAAAATGAGCGTTTCAAAACTCACCAAGCTCGCGCAGATGCGGACGGTTGAGAGGATGTTCTTGATCGCGCAAGAAATGATGAAGCCCAACCTGCATAGAGACGAGGTGCGCGGCGGGAAGGAATTAAAGCCATCCACTGAAAAGTTCCTCGAATCTATCGATACGTTGTACCATGAAATTGAAGCTGAAAGGTGGTAGTATAAAAGAGGGAGTTTAAGCGAATCGCGCGTGGTTGGTTCTTGCCTGAAAGCCCAAGCGAATAGCCCACGAAACTCGAATCCTCCACGAATCTGCTATCAAACCTACCGCGCGCGGAACGCCTCATGTGTTGGTTCGAATACGGCGGCGACATCTACGAAGGAAATCTCATTCGATACAAGCGCACGAAAAAGCGCTTTCGAATAATCCCCTGCCCAATCTGTCAAGCAACCATCTCCCTGTCCCAAGTGGAGAACCGCACCGACGATTGCGGAGCGCTCACCGTCAAGGATGAGGTAGTCTGCCCCGCAGTAAAATGTGATTGGCGGGGCCACATCAAGGCGGGGGCGTGCGAAGATAGTAGGCCGTTAAGGTTGACATAGGGTAAAGGTCAATTGTAGTATAGAGGGAGAGAATACCCTCGTTAGAGGTTCGCCTTGACATGAACGAGATCGATGATGGAAATGGTTACAGTCGTAAGGATGGAATCCTCGTTCAAACCCGCCGCGAACTTGTATGGTCAATGGATAGAAGGGGATTCAAGCCCGCAGAGATCGTTAATGAACTCTCCGCTCGCCCTGGTGAATTGCTCGATGGAATCTCCGACCCATACCAGACAGTAACCAAAGACATCAGAACCGGCAGAGCAATTGCCATCAAGCTCCGCGAAGCTGGCGACCTCAAGGAAATTGAGGGGCGATACATTGGTCAACTCGAAGAGCTTTACCACGTCGCCATCATTAATAAGGATGTCCGAACCGCGCGTGAAGTTCTGCACGATTGGGCGCGTGCGCATGGCATGAGAGTTGAGGAAGCAATGGTTGTGAACTTCAATCAGAGCAACCAACAAACGAACATCATTGGTGGCAATGGACACGGCGAACGAACCATCGCAGAAGTCAGCACAAATATCCGAGGAATCATCGCAGAAGTTGAACGTACTCTTAGCGGCGCTGAAAACAGAGGCCGCGTACTTGAGGGTACTCAAAGCTCGGACGAGCCTAGCTGATTTCGAACGCTACGTTTTTGGTTGGGACGTTCAGCCGTTTCAAGAGGAATGGCAGCGCGCGGTTGAAGATCCAGAACTCCACTCCGTTCTAATCTACGCATCAGTCGAGCATGGCAAGTCGCAGAATTTCTCTGTTGCCTATCCTCTATTCGAAATGGGCCGCAACGTTGACATCAGGATTGCGCTCATCTGTTTGAGTTCAGGGCAGGCCGAGAAGTTTTTAGGTGAAGTCAAAGAGATCATCACAGGTGATTCCGAGATCTCGATTCGTTACCGCGAAGTTTTCCCGCACGTTCAACGCGGCAAGACGAAGGGTAAATTCAAAGCGTGGGACAAGAACGCAATCATCATTGAGCGCAATATCGTTTCGCCTGATTATACGATGGCTGCGATTGGTGTTGGCAAGTCGTTTCTCGGCGCGCGCTATGACCGCATCATCTATGATGACATCCTAGATATGGAGAACACGTCAACTGATGTGCAGCGCAACAAGATTGAGGATTGGATGAACTCGACCGCAGAAACACGACTCGTAGCGAACGGAAAATCGATCTTCATTACTACCGCATGGAATGAGGATGACGCAGCGCACCGTTGCGAAGCGAGCGGCGAATGGGTTGTTTTGAAAACACCGGCAATCGCAACGCTACCGAACGGCGATCCGGATTGGAACGCCGCTACAGCGTGGCCGAGTCAATGGCCGATTGAGCGGTTGCAGCAGAAATTCCGTAAGGTCGGACGCATCGAATTCGCACGGCAATTTCTGTGCTTGGCATTGAGTGATGCGCAATCGATCTTCAAATCAGCATCGTTCGAGTTTGCATTGAAGGCAGGCGCAGACTATACGCTATTCAAAAGCTATGCGCCGGTCGAGGCAGAAAAGGATAATTGGATTCACACAGAGCCGGTGTACGTCGGCCTCGATCCTAACATCAAGAAAAAGCGCACGTCAGATGACACCGGGATATTCGTTGCTTGTGTTCACGCTGACAACAGGCGTAGAATCCTGCACACCGTATCCGAGAAATTAGATGGGGGCTTGATACTCGATGCACTAGCAGAGTTGAAGGTTCGATATAAGAATTTGGTTGGTGTGTTTGTCGAGGATGTCGGTGCGCAAGATTACCTCGTTCAGTTTGCGAAGCTCCGAAAAGACATGCCGCCAATCAAAGGTTTCACCACGACAGGAAAGAATAAGCTCGATCCTGAACGCGGCGTTCCATCGCTCGCAACAGAGCTAGATAATGGCTTGTGGATTTTTCCTAACAAGACGAACGATGGAAAACCATTCCCGCAAATCTTCACGCTGATGCACAAGTTGAAAACGTGGAATCGAAAAGAGCATACAGCGGATATCATCATGGCGATGTGGTTTTGTAGAGAGGCAATCCTTTCAACGTTCGGTATGCCGATTAGAACGGGAGGTGAAAAAAGAGAGTTCGTTAAGCACGAAGAAAGTAGATTTCATGATTCACAACACCACGCGAAGTCAGGTTTTCACTCACATTAAAAAGGAGAAAGCGAATGTGGAAACGATTAGTCATGGCAATTGCGGTGCTTGTTTGCATCGTTATGTTCGCGCCTGCAATTGAGGCGAAAGAACAGAAGTTCGAAATCGGCTTGCAGTATGGTCGATACTTCGATGACCACGGCGGGACCAACGCAGAAAACGATGCGATTGGTGGCTTGGTCAAATGGGCGACGTTCGAACATCTCCAATTCTACGGGGATTTTCTACGCAGCACAGATCAGTCAACGTTCTATCAGATTTCAGGTGGGGCGCTTTTCAAGATAAACTCGGTGTTGCTTGGAGGCGGGTATGAATATGCCAATGGCGACGCTGGAAATGAGCGCTTCATTAAGTTCATTCTCGGTTGGGAACTGGATATCGGTGAGCATGTTATCTGGTCGCTCTATCCAGCGTACCATCGCTCGATTACCGATTTCACCGGAATCGAAGCGGACGATTTTTATACGTTGACAACGGCTATCAGTTTCCATTAAGATGCTGACGGCAGACACGTTCAGAGATCCGGGGCGGGCAGCTTTGGTCTGTCCGTCCCGAATGATACCTCTAACGGGAGCAACCGATGATCGAGTAGAGGCGCGGCAAAGTGCCGACCCCCACCAACCTATTAGTAGATCCAGGGTTTGAACTCCGTTCAACTGAATGGAAGTTCATTCAGGATTGCACCATTCAAGGCGCGTCAATCATTACGTTCGAACCGGACGCGCGCACAGGAACAAATTACGCGCAGCTTCAAGGTCGATTCATCGGCCCGATGTGTTCAGAGATCTTTCAAGAGTTCCCCGTTACACCCGGCGTCCCCCTATTCTTTAATGGTTGGTACACCGCATCAAATCTCGGCGTTGCAAATAAAAAGCTAACCATAGGAATATTTGGCGGCACAGAAAGTGATTCCGCTATCGTTGAAGTAAATGAATCATCGTACTCACCACTCCCCACCTTGAAAATAACAACCACAGGAACAACAATGCGATTGAGATTCGCCGTCAATAAAGGTACGAGTGGCGGCTTCGGAATCGCAAGAGTAAACCTCGATGATTTATTCGTAGGGGAAGATCCCGACGCACGCAGCGCACAACCCGCTCGCAGAAATTACCGTCAAGGTGCAATAGGGATCGATCAAGAACTCAAAGCACGAACACTCACGCCGCTCAACTTTCGGAAAGCAACGACATCCCCAAAACCTACAACGGCTAAGGGGATTCCTACTCCGAAGCCATAACAGGAGCGACGTGAAATGGCTGCTGCATCAAACTGGCTAGAAGATGAAATTATCAAGCACATTTTCCGCACTGGTTCCTTCACCAAGCCAACCGTCCTAGCGGTTGCACTCTGCACCGCCGCCCCGGTTGATGGCGATACCGGCGCTACGATCACCGAAGTTGCCAATGCAAACGGTTACGCGCGTAAACTAAATAATCCTCTCGACGCAAACTGGACCGCGACGGCTGGCGGTGACGGGCAAACCGACAATACAGGGGTTCTTACATTCGACACAGCAACGGGATCATGGGGCACCGTGACGCACTTCGCGATTTGCAATAGTGCGACGTGGGGCGCGGGCGACATGCTGATTCACGGAATTCTCGACGCATCAAAGCTGGTCGGGAACAATGACATCTTCCGATTCAACGCAAACACATTGAAGATCGCGGTAGCATAACGGTGAAGATCTACGTTCAGTGGGCGACCCTCACAGCAGTTGACTGGATCGAAATCGATTCAAGTCAGTGGGGGTCGCTCGCAAAAAAGTTGGAACCAACCGGAGGCGAAACACTCGATGAAAACCCCGGATGGTTGCACCAACTCGATATTCAGGCCGTAAAATTCTCGGCACACGATCACTACTGGATGATTGACAATCCAGATGGTAGCGTGACGTTAAAAGCGTGGAGCAACGATCCCGCTGATTACGCTCCGAATGAATTTTGGGGCGTCGAATGGACATTCCATCCTCTCGCACCCGATCTTGCTTTCGGTGGCGCGACGAATACAAAGCAAATTCAAAAAGTCTATGCCGCAAGCAAGGCAGCAACGCGGTTTCGTGAATCATTGCCGTGGGAGGATTTCGTTATTCCACCCGAGGCCGAAACGCTGCATGGTGTTTGGTTTGATGAATCGAAGCTCGCAGAATTCGACGCGGTATTGACTAAGCATAGCTGGCGCGATTGGGGAGAGGGGGGAAAGGTTCCGGGTCAAAGGGAACTTGGTTTGTGGGACAAGCCAAAGGGAACTCGGACGGTTTATCAGCGTCAAGCATCGACAACGATTACCGCGTTCACCGCAGACAGCGATCACACCCTCGATCTCACCGCAGGAACATCGGATCAAGTTGTGTCGCAAAGCCTACCCTCTGGCGGTGCTTGGCAAGTGAGCATGGGTTTTGCGTCGGTCGCTTCGTTCCCTGGCAATGCTCAATGGCACGATCAAAACGGATCGTGGAGGGAACAGCTAGACGTTTCGGCGGCAGGGGGTGACGTTACCTATTCAATGGACACGTTCGATCATTCCGACGCGGGGATTTATAGACTCAATGCGGCCCTCAGTTCTTCGGTCAAGCACTTCGGAACTAGCCCTGGCGGTGGATACACCGGAACGGGGTTAAAAATGTTTACAACGGGACTAGGCTCTACGGATTTTCAGGCAGCAGCTTCGGATGCCCGGTTTGCATTTTGCATCGTAGCGAAAAACGCAGCGGCCCACGGTGCGGGGCAAGATTACACGCTGGACATGGACAACTCCGATTCGTTCCATGATGGCCCGTACAATGAATTTCGCGAGGCAGCCGCTTCGGTTTCAATTCCGCTCACGAAGGATGGCGCGAATTCCCAAGTCGATAAACCTGCAACCGCCGATGTGTCATCTGCAATTACTGTTGACGGCGCGCCACTTGAAGCGGTGCGGCAGGCAACCGCCGATGTGTCATCTGTAATTACCGTCGATGGAGCGGACGCGGAAGTTGTAACGGGCGGCGCGGTTCACGAAGCAACCGCATCGGTTTCATCTCCACTCACAATCGATCAAGCGGCGGCAGGATTAGATCTCGAAGCGACGGCAGATGTTTCGACCCCCGTTAGCGTTGATCAAGCGACGGGGCACCTCGAATTCGAGCAGAGCGCCGACGTTGGAATCATTGCATCGGTTGACGGCGCGGCGGCTGGATTAGATCTTGGCGCGTCGAGTTCGGTGAGTGTTCCTGTCACTGAAATTTCCGACGCGGCGCTGCTACTCGGAGGTTCTGCAATCGTCTCCGTTCCAATAACGATTGATCAGGCGACCGCATCATTCATTCTCTCGACATCATCTAATGTAAGCGTGGCTTTTTCTATCTCCGCAGCAGCAGCAAAAACGCACGCTGCAACGGCAGGTGTTTCGTTAGTATTTTCATCCGACCAAGCAACCCCATCAATCGTGCGCGGTGCAGCAGCAGATGAAACCATAGCGTTCACAATTCAAGCAACGGCGACGCGGATTCAAGAACTGAACGCTACGGTGTCATCGGTGTTCGCAATTCAAGCGACACCGGCCCTCGAACTTTCAGGTGATGCGGCGGTGAGCGTTTTGTTTTCCATCTCCGCAGATGCGGCGGGTATATTCACGGGAAGCGCATCTGAAAACATAGCGCTTACGATTGACAAGGCGCTCGGCATCACGAGCAAGTCGCCGGTCGCGGGCAATATCTTGAAAGCGAAACCATCGTTGGGGTATCCGTAATGCCGGGATTGGAACAAAGCATAGCGAAACCTAAGCCGTGGTTTGATGCGGTAAGGGAATGGCTCGAAGAGATAGAGCGCGACACCGGGATCGATGTCGGGCAAACGATGATCATGATCCTCGTTCTGGCGGCGCTCTATTTCGTGCTACCGAAAATCACTCATGGTCTTGCTGAATTAATTCGAGCGTGGAGATCTAAATGAGTTTGGTAATCGATGCGGACACATTACAGATCATCATCACTCGCGGCGACGATCAAGAGATTCGGTTCACAGTAACCGACGAAAATGATGTCGTTGTCGATGTGTCGGGCGCGACGGTCGCAAAGTTCACAGTGAAACGTGACCCGGAATCAGCAGAGGAATTCCAGAAAACAATTGGGTCAGGGATTGACATGACAAGTGCGGGGAGTGGATTAATTGATGTTACCATCGACGCAGCAGACACCGCTTCGCTCGCCGGTAGATATGAATACGACTTGGAGATTCTAACCGCAGCGTCGAAAATCAACACGCTAACGCAAGGAATCTTCTTTGTTAAACGCGATATTACTTAGCGTGCTAATGAGCTTTACCGCTCAAATTGGAGAGCCTGACAATCGTGTTGAAGGTCGATGGTGTTGGGACGAGGTTACGCAGGATATCGATTGCAACCCCGATGTTGTCGATCATTACGAGTGGATAGCTGATGTCTATACCCCTATCTGGAAAATTAATGGATGTGAGAATCCAATCACTCTTGAGCTTTTCGATTGCATCGTTGGATACTCCCACAGAGAACTCGAATTCAAAAGTACAGCACCAATGCCGATTACGGTCTGTGATGTCTTGCGATTTGAAAACTTACCCGAACTCAACATCGGGGAACTGGCTGTCTTTCCAGGCAGAATGATTGCGATAGATCACGCCGGGAATAAATCAGCGGGATTTTGCAACGAGTAAAGGAGCGCAGCGTGCCGAAAAGAAAGGGATTGCCAGAGAAAGCTAAGTCGGGCTTGCTCGTTAGGCGCAGCGTAGTTTTCGATGAGAGCGTAGCCGTTCCAACGAGCAGAGAGATCGCCTCGAACGCTACAGATATTTTCCTGAATCAGTTTGTGTTCGGCGCGGGCAAGCTCGACGCGGGCAGAACCTACCCGCACCCTGACGATGTTCTCCGCTTCGAATCACGCGGCAGGTTCTACGAACTATACGAGCAAATGGAACATACCGACCCGCATTACTACGCGGTTCTCGACACGAGAAAAAACGCGGTTCTTGGCAAGCCGTGGACAGTCATTCCGAACGAACACGACCCTCGCGCAGAGGAACACGCGCAGTTCATCACGCTTGTTCTTGAGAATATTCCGCAGTTCAAATCTGCGCTTTATGAATTAATGGATGCAATGGGGAAGGGTTGGAAGGCCGCAGAAATCATGTGGGACGTTCAAGAGCTTGCGGGTCTGGAATCTCCGGGGCCAAAAGTTGTCGTTGGTGAAATCAAGGGCAGGCCGCAACGTCGATTCGTTTTCGACATGGATAACAAGCTCAAGGTGCTTCGGGACGAAGAGCAAACGACGTTCGGTGTAATGATCGATCCATCAGTCATCGGCGCGCACGTTCCGAAGAACAAATTCATCGTGACGCAATTCAACGTCAAAAACAATAGCCCATACGGGAACGGGCTTGCGAGAAAATGTTACTGGTATTATTGGTTTAAGAAATCGGTCATCAAGTATTCGATGGTCTATGCAGACAAGTTCGGGCAACCAACAATCATCGGCAAGTACGGCGTCGGGATGTCATCGCCGGATCAGGATCATTTCAGGGAAGTTCTACAGGATCTACAGCAGGAAGCCGTTCTTACGGTGCCCGAAGGAACCGAGATCGACTTGCTCGAAGCAAATCGAACGTCAACCGGCAACATCTATCATGACCTCCTGAATTTCTTCGATGATGCGATGTCGAAAGCCGTGCTTGGTCAAACGCTCTCTAGCACGGAGGGGCGACGCTCCGGATCGCTCGCACTTGGAGAGGTTCACGCGGACGTTAAACAGGATGTGCTAGAAAAAGATGAGTCATGGCTCTCCGGAGTTATCGACCTCCAATTGATTCGACCGTTGATCGATTTCAATTTCGCTGGCGTCGTAGGCTACCCGAGAATCCGCTTCGATGTTCAGCAGAAAGAGAATCAGGCGGAGCGTGCAACGACATTTAGCACGCTGAAAAATCTCGGAATGTCGTTGTCGAAGGCTCAAATGCAAGAGGAATTCAAACTCAAAGAGCCGGTGGATGCAGAGGATGTGATCCCTGGTGGATTTGGTATCACGGGCGAGCAACCGTTCGACGTTGCAGAAGATCAAGCCGGCGGCGGCGGCGGAGGTGGATTCGGCGGACCTAAGCCGCCGAAACCGACCGGAGGAAGTAAACCGCCCACAGGTGATGATGATTCCAAGAACACAAAGTTTTCGGAGATCGAGATGCCAGAACAATCACTCGATCAGTTAATACCCGGTGCGACGGCAGCGGGATTGACGGATCATTCTCGGGTCAATCGCGGCCTTCGGAGGTTACTTCGATCAGCGTGGTTTGTCCGGGGCGCGAAAGAGCCTTGATACTGTTGTTAGGATCGCTCTTGAAAACTTCCGTTTCACAATGGAGAAATCGCTCTTCGTTTCTTTCAACGCGGGGCGGGCCGACATTGCGAAGCGAGCATCGCGCGCAACGATCCGCTTCGCAGAGGTAATCCATAGCGAAGATATTTCGAAGCTGCTGATAACTGCGGCGCGTTCAATTGCGAACGCAGAGCAAGCGCACATCGTTCGAGTCGTTAAGTCTGCAATGACAGCATCGATGCGGGCAGGCGACACGGCAGAGAATTTCCTCAAGAGGCTATCTGATGTTTTGGGAAGCGCAGGGATTACCATTCAACACCCTGGCAGAGTTAAGACCATTTTCGAAACGAGCATGGCGACATCGTACAATTCGGGTCGCATGTCGGAACTCAGCCAGCTTAAAGATGTTTTCCCCTGGTGGATTTATTACACTCGGGACGATGCGCACGTTAGGCCCAACCATTTTGCGATGCACAAATTCGTCGCGCCTGCGGACGCTAGGGTTTGGCGGGTGATTACGCCGCCGAACGGATTTAATTGCAGGTGCGTCATCGATGGCTTAACAAGAACGGAACGCGGAAAGCTCAAGGGATTTCGGACGGTGTTGCCGCTCGATGCGTTCCCCGACCCCGGATTCAAACAGACACCGACCAAGTTTTTGCGAGGGCTATGATGGCATTTGGTTTCAGACGCTCACGCTCGCAGCTTCGCGCCATCTTCGCGCGATCTCGTAGAAGCGGCGGAACTCCGACTCAGCGCGCGCGTGGATTAATCAAACAGGGCACCATAAGGAAATCAAGAGCAACGGGGCCGCTCCGATTACGGATGACGCCCGGAGGGGCGGCGGGATTCACTAAGGGAGGATTCCAGAAAACAGGAAAGAAAGAACGGAAGCCGAAGGCAGGAAAAGATCCGCGTTCGAAAGCGACACGAACGAAGCGCGGCCTTGCCCTAAAAACTCCGAAGATGAGGCTGGCATCGTCAACACCGAATATAAGTTCTTCGCAACGTAAGGCGGTGTTCAAAAAAGTAGGCGCGCGGTTGCGTGGTTCTCGACGCAGAATCAAGCGCGGCCTCAAATCAGGATTGCTCAAGAAGGAACGCGGCAAATTATTCGGTACGAATAAGCTGCGAAAAATACGCGGTGAAAAACCGATTGGTAGCAAGGGCATTTCCGCTGGCGTCAAACAGCGTTCAGGTCGGCGGCTCGCAAAGAGTCTAGTGAAGCTCGGCAAGGGTCGGCGGTTTGGAAGGCAAAAATAATGCCGTGGCAAAAAGGCAGGCCCCGAGATTGGACAAAAAAACAGCGCGCGCAGCAGCGCAGTTTTACGAAGAATTTCTATCTCAGCAGAACGCAGTTCGCCGATCAATGCACATGTCCCGATTGCATAACTCAACGCGCAGCAGCGATTGAAAGGGAGAGAATGAGAAAATTGCGGTTCAGTGAGAACGGGAAAAAGTCGGGCCTCGAATCTGTCAGCATACCAACGGCGCTTGGCAACCGGAAGCGTCGCCGGTCGCGGAAGAAAAAGCGCAACGGGTTGAAAGCAATGGCGAAAGCCCTTGACAAAAAGAAATAGGATATCGAGACTAGGATCGGAGGCAGTTAATGACCCCTGACCCCGAGATGCAGCTATTCCGGCCCGACTCATACCCGCAGGGAGTCTATACCCCCGAGGATGTCGCGGAGATCGCGGCGAGCTATGACCCCGGAGTTCACGAAGCCCCGCTCTGTATCGGCCACAAAGAGAACGATGAGAGGGCCAAAACCGGAGAGGATGCACACGGTTGGTTCAAGCGCCTATATATAAAGGATGGCTTACTCGCTGGATTGCCAATTCAGATCTCCGATGTAATCAAAAATTCATTCGGCAAAGGCAGACTCAAAAAATGGTCGGTGGAAATCTACCCGCGTCATAATTCGCCGGTCAAAGGGAAGCTCTACCTGAAAGCTGTCTCGATGTTGGGTGCAGGAGTGCCGCAGGTGAAAGGGTTGCGGCAAACATGCTTCAAAGAAGAGTTCGATGAATCAATATCGATTTTTCAAGAAAGGGAGTCTGACAACATGGACGGAATCACAAAGGCAGACTTGGATTCTGGATTCAGTAAGCTGATCGAGGGAATCAAGGGAATTTTCGCTGGCAAGAAATTCAGCGAACCGGAACCCGATCCTGATGGCGATCTCTCGATTGATGAAGCGCTCGAAGCAATGAGTGAGCCAGAGGTCGAGGAATTGCTCGATAAGATGGCGGGAAGCGAACGCATTTCAAAGATCGCCGATGCCATGAACGCGAAAGAGGAAACGGTCAGGATGTCGGAGCTTGAAAAGAATCCCGACCACAAGTTCCGCGTGGAATCTACGAAGAAAGGAATCACTGATTGGGTCGATACGCAGATCAAGAGCAAGCGCCTCTCTCCGAAGGTCAAGGATCTCGGCCTCGTGAAGTTCATGGAGATGCTCGCGTTCTCCGACACCGACAACGAAGCGATCAAGTTCGCGGAAAAGGGCGACGAGATGACGCCTCTGGCATTTTTCCAAAAGTGCGTAGAGGAAAATCTCAACCCGACAACCGAAGAGATCATCAAAGACAACGATGATCCCGACAACAAGAAAAAGAAAGTCTCCAAGCTCCCGATGAAGTTCTCCGAAAAGAACGAGAGTGGAATCAAGATCGAGTACGAGGGCGTCAGTGATGCAGAGCAGGCGAGCGAGCTTTCCGCGAAGGAAAAGATCTCGTTCAGCGAAGCTCTGATCCGCGTGCATCAAGCGAAGAGAAACGCGAGCTAATCCAGAACAAGCGATAGAAAATCAAAACCGATTTTCGGAGGTTTGAGAGATGAGTGGTGGAGCGCTAAAACAGATTTTGTCGGATACCTTCAAGGTAGCCGCAGCGATCACAGCAGGGCAAGCGGTTAAGTACACCGCGAACAACGACGAGATCGACGTTGCAACCGCAGAGACGGATTCGATTTGCGGTATTGCGCTCGAAGCGCAAGCAATCGTTGGTGAAGGATGCGTAGTCATGATGCTCGGCCTTTGTTGGGCCACGGCAGGCGGCGCGATTACCGTTGGAGATCTTGTCGAAGCGTCAACGGCAGGAAAACTTATCTCTGCTGCCGGTGCTGCGGTTCGAGTCGTTGGAATCGCAAGAACTCTCGCAGCGGCAGATGGCGATGACATCATGATCTTCGTTAACCCGATGACGATTGCGGCCACATAACCTAATCTGACATCGCAGAAAAAGAGAATCGAATAACCGGAGGTTGTTAGAATGGCGGTCCCAACCATCGAAACAGTACACATTGACGCGGCGATGACGCAGGTTAGCGTGAAGTATCGCGATAACCGCTATGTCGCCGAAGAGATCTTTCCTCGTGTCGGAGTCGCGAAGAAATCCGACAAGTATTTCATTCACGATCACGAGCATCTGCGGGATGACGCGGACGATCTACGTCGGCCCGGAGATACTGCGAAGGAAACCCGCTGGTCACTCTCGCAGGACAACTATTCGGCAGAGGGGCACTCCCGAACGGGTGTTCTTCCTGACGAAGTTCGTGACAACTCCGATCCGGCAGTTCAGGCCGAAATCCGAACAACCGAATTGGCAACGTCGAAAATCTTGCTCGTTCAAGAGCTTGCTTTTCGAGACATCGTTCAGGATTTCACAACGACCTTCAATGGCGCGAATACGACCGACGAAACCGCCTCCAAGTGGGACGTAGCCACAAACGATGCGGTTAAAAGAGTCGATACCGCAAAGGTCACAACTCTAAAGAATAGTGGCGAAGTTCCGAACGTTGGTCTATGCACTCGCCACACCGCGAACGCGATCAAGAACGCTCCGGACATGATCGACCGATTCAAGTTCGTGAATTCTCCGGCTGGCCCGAGAATGACCGACGCGAACCTCGCTACCATTTTCGAGCTAGATAAGGTTGTCATCGCGGATTCGCTCTTGAACTCTGCGGATTTCGCGGCAACCCGCGCGCTCGATTTCATTCTCGGAAAGCACTTCTGGCTGTTTTGGGTTCCGCCTTCACCGGGCCTCAACACCGTTGCGTTTGCCTATACGTTCCTCTGGACGGCGGCAGGCGGGCAGAGCGGCATGATCGTTGAGCGGGAACGCGCGACAGGCGGCAGACGGTCAACACTCTTTCACACCCACAAGTATTACGATCAGAAAGTTGTTGATCGACTTGCGGGGTTCTGCTACCAGAACGTCGTATCGTAGAATAGTCATTTCGAATTAGGGGATTTCGTTATGGCTTATACTACGCAAACAAACTTGGAGAACCTATTCTCCAAAGACAAGATCCGCATGTTAACGGACGATGATTCGGATGGTGCGGCAGATGCCGGAGTTCTGCTCGAAATCATCGCAAATGCGGACGCATTAATTGATGGCTGGATCGGGAGACGGTACACCACGCCCGTTTCCCCGACTCCGGTTATCCTAATCACGCTCTCAAACAACATCACGTTCTATATGATGTTTGCTCGGAGGGGATCTCTACCTCCGGACAACGTACAGGTTCTATACGACGGCGCAATTGAATTCCTCAAAGCTGTTTCTGAGGGCGAAGCGGTGATCCCTGGTCTGAGTCAAGAACAAGGGTTGCCGAAAACGAATCGAGACTTCGAGAAAGATCGAGAATGGCGGGGAGCCTACGAAGGTGGATTGACTGATAGCCAGAAAGCGGGAACGTTCGGTAGCTTTGATGATGGATTTGGTTTCTGATGCCGGTAGAGATCAGCGCGAAGGTGGATACCTCATCGATTGACAAAAGTTTGAGGGGAATAAAGTTTCGCTTGCGTCACCTCCAACCGGCGTTCAGTAAATCAGCAAAACAAATCCTGAAAGATATCGACAAGCGCTTCGATTCAGCCGTCGCCCCGCCGAAATTCGGAAGCGGGGCGAAAAGTCGTTGGGTTCCGAACCGCCCTGCCACAATTGCACACAAGGGACATGCGAAGGTCTTGCTTGGAGGCCGCGCCGCTCGCGGCAGAAAACGCGCGAAGAAAGGCGGCGCTCTCAGGCGAAGTATGCGAGCAACAGTTCGGCGCGATGCGCTCACGCTGCGCTTCAAGTTCTATGGTGATTTCCACATGACAGGATACAAAACCAAGCCGTTCGGAAATCAAAGCGCAGCAACCGTGTTCGTTCCGGCGCGTCCGTTTGCTTGGCCGTCGAAACGACACATGGACGATCTCGTTGCGAACATTGAAAGGTATGTGAAGCGTGGCAAGGCATAGCATTAAAGATGTCGAAGAGAAAATCATTGCAAAGTTAAATGATCCTGCGCGGCTCGCCTATCTATTCGAGGATGTAAAATCTTACGAAGGAGAACTTGATGCTCTCCAAGAACGCGGAGAGATCATCGACGGGCCGCGCATCTGGACATTCTTTTCTGGTAGCACGTTTCCGAGAACGGACGAAGATAACGCATGGAGCCATAACCAAGAACTCTCGATGGTGATCATTGCCTATGATGCCAATTACGCAGGGCCGGAGGATTCCGCCGCTGGAGATCCAGCCGATCCAGTAATGCACGTCGGAACTCGGCAAATGATCATGGACATCGAGAAACGTTTACTCAGTGTTCAATTATTTCAGGGAGATCAGCCGTTAATTCCTACAGAATATTCGAGGATTAATCTAAGCGTAACGCACGCTTCGGCGTATCAAATGATTTTCATGACGCAATTCGATTACATCGGCCCGATAACGTAGGGGTTGTTATGACAAAACTAATCAGAGCTAGGCGAATCAAAGGCGGCGGCGGGTCAGTCTATGCCGGAGGCGTCACCTACGATGTTTCAGGTGATGAAGTCGAAGTGCCCGATCATATCTACAATCGATTTCTTGCGGGTGAGTTCGAGATCATCAATGATGATGATGTCTCGCTCGCGGAGCCGGAGGAATAATTGGCGATCACATCAGATTTCCGCGATTGGGATGTTAAGTGGCTAACGTCTCGTATGGCAGAAGCGGCCTACGGGACAGCGGTTGGCGATCCAGACCTCATAAGAGCGGGCCTATTCAAAGGTCCGGACATGGGTGAGCGAATTCCCGAGATCATCACCGACGAAGAGCAGATTGGTAGAGGTCATGACTTCCCCGACTCGCAAGTGATTCACACATGGTCATCGCAGATGACGCGGACGTGGGACGCTTCGGTGTTTTGGGTTGGTTGGGCGTTCGCATTTGCGATGGGAACGGCGGCGGTTGCGGGTGCTGTCGATCCGTGGACACACACGCTCAAGTTCATGGATGAAAACGTCGATGGAACGCAGCTACCATCGGCAACAATCATCGAAGAGATCGTTGGCGTAAGCTCGCTCCTGAACCGAAAATATACCGGCATGTGCGTTAACGAGGTAACGTTGACGGCAAGCGGCAAGGGCAGAGTGCAGTTGACTTGCAGCTTAGTTGGTAATGGTCAGGTCGCGGTGAACGCGCTTGCGATCCCTGCAATCACGCCGGCAGATGAATACCTGCGCGGGTCAAACGTCGATATGACGGTTAACGCGGTCAACCTCAAGGATTACATCAAGGGTTGGTCACTCAAAATCTCGAATAACCTGATGCTCGATGACGGATACGTTCTCGGGACGGCGGGCGACTTCGGGAAGTTCAGAGAGCGAATGTTCTTCGGACGGCGTAGCGTGGAACTCGCGTTGACTATACTCGCACCGCCAACCGCAACGCTCGATTTCCAAGCGCTGATGGAAGCGGGAACCAACGCGCCGGTCGTAATCACTTGCTCAACCGAAGATGTTAACCACGATGTCACGCTCAACATTGATAACTACAAATTCACGGCGACTCCGAAGGGTAGCGACAACAACCAACTCATTTTCAACGTCGCTGGCAATGCGTTCTGGACGGCAGCAGATCAAGGGCCGCTCGAAGTCATCACGAACGATGCCGTTGATCTCGCTCACCTAGCGGCAGCATAAAAGGGGAACCATGAATCTTTCACGCCAAAAGAAGGTTCGCGAAATCGAGATCAAAGACAACCGATTTCCAGCGGAAACTTTCGTTCACAGGGTTCGACCCTACACAACGAAGGAGCGAATCGAATACAACCGAACGATGTCAACCGAAATGGGCCTCAAGATGAAAGACGTTGAGGGCGGCGAGCTTAATCAGGATATGACGCTCGCGTGGGAAGGCGATCCATTGAAAGCCGCGCTCGATCTCTACGATTCGATCATTCAAAACGTCGAAGGTTACGAGGTTGACAAAGAGGATTCCGCCGACGGGTTACTCATGTCGATGGAAAATTGGCGCGACATGATCCCCGATGAACACAAGCAAACCGTTGTCCAGATCTTGATGCCATCGGTGAAGCAAGTAAAAAACTAACGGCGGAAATTAGAGCGTTCATCTCTGGTTCTGGTTTCCGCTCCGAAGGTGGTTGCCCTGGATTCAGTAATTGCGGAATCTGGCAAACTGCAAAAGACAGAAAAGCAACGTGCGGTTCGTGCGAGAACGGCCCGCCACTTGATGATTCCGGCGATGCCGGAGGAATGAGCGATTACCTCGTTCATATACTGAGCTTAAAGTTAATGATTGATGCGGGATGTAGGTTTGCCCCCGATGACCTCGAATACGATGAATGGGAAGCGCTCAAGATCATTCTTATCGAAGAGCGCAGCAAGAACATCAAAGAAAATAAATTTCAAGAAGAAAAGAATAAATTTACCCCATCGTTTAATAACAAAAGCGCCGGAGCGTTTTGATGGCGACCGCAGACGCGAAAGTAACAATAGTCGGGAAGGATCGCGCTTCGGGTGCGATCAACTCGGTTACATCGTCGCTCAAAGGCATTGCGGGCGTCGGGATAGGGATTCAGCTACAACAGTCGTTTCAAAAAGCGCTCCAAGCGGTCAAGCAATTCGTAAGTGAAAGCCTCCGCGAGTTCAGGCAATTCGAAGAGCAGCAGATCGGGTTGCGATCCGTAGCGAAATTCACCGGACAGAGCATTGATGATGTATCCGCAGCGGTGAAAGCATACACCGCCGATGGATTGATCCCGATGTCGAACGCTACGAGAGCGTTCAAGAATTTGATGTCAGAGGGATTCAGCCTACAAGAGACGATAGATCTACTTAGTTCGATGAAAGACACCGCAGCATTTAACCGGCAATCGTTTTTTACGATGGGCCAAGCGGTAGAGCGTACAACGCAGGGAATCAAAAACCGCAATTCAATTCTCACTGACAGCGCCGGAATCCAGAAAAATCTCTCTGTCATTTTGAAAGAGGCTGGATTCACAATTCAAGATCTCGACACGAAGGAAAAGAAGCTCGGCGCTAGACAAGCGCTCTTGAATGGATTCTTAACAGAGGGTGCTTTCGCGGCAGGTGACGCAGAGAAAGTTCTCAATACCTACGGCGGCGCGGTTGCTCAACTCGACACGGCGATCCTCTCTCTAAAAATAGAGATCGGCAAGTTAATCGCCGAAGGGATAACGCCAACCATAAAAGGGATCACAAGGCTGGTTGAAATAACAAAGCGAGCGATCCCTGTCATAATTCAATTCAAGGATCAGTTAATCGCGCTTGGAATAACGATGGCGCTTGTGTTTGGTCCCGCCATACTTGCGTCAATTGCTGCGGGCTGGAAAGCGATAATGGTGGTAATGCTCGCGCTAGGAAATCTAGTTGTTAACATGTTGGTCCCTGCGTTTGCTGCACTAGGGATCACGATCAACATAGCGTTCGCCGGGACGCCTGCTCTACTCGCGGGGCTTATCGCTGCGGTATCATTTCTAGTGTTTCAGTTAATCAGACTCGGGCGAATGATGCCCGATCTATGGGAAGAAGCAAAGCGAAGAATGAATGAGGCAGAGCAAGAGGAAGCACAGCTTCGAAGAGAAACGACACTACTGGAAAAGATAAACGTGAAGCTCGGCACATCATACACGGAATTGAACAATGCGGTCGAAGCTCACAATAAATTTGTCAGGGATAACATTTCATTAATCAAGCAACAAAATTCTCTATTTGGAACGAACGACACGCTGCTCGCGGAACTATTAAAAAAAATAAAAGAAGGCGGCGCGGTTGGAGAGCTTGAAACTCGATTAAATACACTTGCCGAGGCGGTCAAGCAATCATTCGATGGCATGGCGGCGTTCTCTTCGCAGCTAGAAGAACGAGCGCTGATTCTCTTGTCGAAAGACTTAAAGAAGGTCGGCGAAGAGTTCCAATTGCTTGGCCTGCGAATTCCAGCGCCGTTCGAGGCGTTGATCATTAAGTCGCTCGAAGCGCGAGAGGCTGCGGAACGTAACATGGGAATCATAACCGCATCACTCAAGCTCGAAATGGATGCGTCAGCAGAATCTCTCAAGCTCGCCGATAAGCGAATTCAAAAACTACAGGATGAAGTAGGGCAGAGAGAACTACTCAAGATAAAGGTTCGCGAGCAGGAAGAAGAAAGAAGGAAAGCGATAGCAGAAAGTGAGCGCGCGCAAGCTGAACTCAATCAGTCGAGGCGAGAAGCGTTGAACCTGTTAATCAATCAGCAGCAGCAACAGAAATCGTTTGATTTTCAGACGCTTGCATCGACACAATTGCTAATTCTCTGGAATGAAGCTGGTTTACTTCCTGTCATCGCCAACATTCAGACTCTCGCAGATGTTGAAAACGCGGTAGCGACAGCAAGGGCGAAAGGGCTTGTGCTGACAGAAGAGCAAATTGCCAGCATGGAAGCATGGGTCACGATCCTAACAGTTGTCGGCGACAAGTCGAGGGAGCTTCGGGAGTTCCTACTCCAATTGTACGAGACGATGAGAGAGGGCGGAGATTCGCAAGATGCAGCAATAAGGAAAATTAAAGCAATCGGCCTTGCCCTAGATATTGCGCAGGGATCGGTTCGGCAGTTCGGCTCTGCGTTCGCTCGGTCGGTCGCTCAAGAGGGGATCGCCGCGTCACTGAAAGCGAAGAACATAAAAAGGTTCATCGGCGAAGCTCTCGTAGCGACAGGTCAATCTGCAATCATGGAGGGCTTCATTGATCTCGCGAAGGCGATCATTCCGGGGCCGTCATCGGCAGCTTTTGCCGCCGCTGGCGCTATGAAGATCGCCGCAGGAACCGCAGCAATCACGGTTGGTCGAGTGTTCGGCGGCGGCGGCGGCGGTGCGGCTCAACCGGCAGCATCGGCGGCAGCAGCAACGCCGGCAGCAGCAACAACGCAAGCGAGTCTCCCTTCGCAACAGGTGTTGCAGGTTACAGTAATTAATCAGGGAACGATTCTCGGTGGCATGGATGAATTTGCGCGTTCGATCACGGATGAACTCAATGGCGTCATTGACGATAACGGTGTTTTGAATACGGGTGCGTAATGGCTTTCAATAAACCTCGTCTCTACTACGACAACATCGGTTCGCGGCGTGATGCAGCCGAAGCGTACATCGCGACGGTGACAGCGGCAACGACGATGACACCGGGAGATTACCACGCAGAGAACGTTAGGGATTGGCGGCGCTTCACTAGAGTTCGTGCGTCAAACCTAACCTCTCCCTGGTGGATTAAGTACGATTTCCTGACGGCGGTTTCATGCACAGGTTCGGTTTTGTCCGGGCATAATTTCGGCAACGATGGCTTGGGTGCGCAAATCCAATGGTCAACCGATGATGCAGCGTGGAATGACATAGGTGCGGGGGCGGTGTTTACAGGGAACGGGCTTTGGTTGCAGAACTTCGCAGCACAGTCGGCGCGATACTGGCGGATCAACGTTACCGGAGCGATGGTCGAAGAGCCGCAGGTTGGAATTTTCTTTGTTGGAAATTACCTTGAGCTTCCTCATTTCCTTCAAGCAAACTTCAATCCGCTCCCGATGACGGCACGAGGGCAAGCGCTTCAATCGGTCGAGGGTCAGATTCTCGGTGTGAGCGTGGACTACCAAAAGTTGAGATATAATATCGTAATGGATCAGGTCGCGGATTCATACGTTGAGAGTACGGCGGTCCCTGGTTGGCAGGATTTCAAAGATCAATGTTTCATTCGCAGGAATCCGCGAC